TTTTTCATTTCTCCCCCATACCCATCCAGATATTTTGACGATTAAAAACCCCACCACCGCCGGCACAAACAAAACCGCGGCCCCGAGGTTACAGAACAGTTCTTGCAGCGGTGTCAGTTCCCGTTTCGGAAGATCATAAAGACATGGCATGATCTTCCGCCTCTTTTTTCCGGGTTGCCTTGAGTTCGTCCCATGCGGTCCTGGCCGCTCTCGCAAAAAGTTTGCGTGAACATGCTCGGCACATATCCTTTTCACCGTTCAGACCGATTTCCACGCTGAATTCGTTTGTCTTTTTGTGGTAATCCACTTTCTGTTCACCCTCGATAATCGCTTTACAAATGTCACACAAAACTGCTTTCATAGTCTTTCCTTTCCCCCGATGTCGGGGATTAACCGACCTCCTGCAAAACCGGATAAACCGAATTGAGATATTTATACCCGGCATATTTTGCGATCTCTTTAACGCTCATATTTTTGACCTGGCCGGATCGTATTAAATCCCTCACCTTGTCCTTGGGGTTTTTGACCCCCAGGTATGGCCGTGTAATCCGCAGGTCTCGCTTAATGCGATACACCGTTCCCCGAGACACACCTAAACGATCCGCGAAAACATCTACTGTCAGTTTGTCACTTTCCGTAATCAGAAATTCTTCGAGCTTTTTATATTTCGTTTTGTATATCCGGTTGTACCCTTCCATCATTTCTTTCCAGTCTATTGCCCATGTGCTCATTTTTTATTTTTCTTCCTCAATAAAATTAGATTTGAAATTTAGAGAATAGTGAGCGTTTTTTAATTCTTATATATATCCCTATATAAAAAAAAATATACTCTTTTTTATATATATACTCATATCTATGAAACTATGAAACTTTACGGTTTCATATCCGCTTAGGGCCTACATTCCCGTGTGAAACTTTTCGTGAAACCCGCCTGTTTTTCTGTGAAACCTCTTCTTCTAGGGTTTCATATAGTTTCAGCGGGGTTTCACAAAGTGAAACTTTTTTTTCTTAATATTTTCAGTCATTTATACGCTTTTGGTTTCATAGTTTCATATTTCTTAAGGAGCTCAAGTTTCAACCCCTCCGTAATTGACTCCTTTAACCCCATATTTGCCTTTACTAACCTTTACTAAGATGTTCTTGTCTATCATTCGTGTAATGCAGGTCTTTACTGTTGCCACGTTAATTTTGCACTCACTACTAATTGCTTTCGGCCCCTTCGCTTCGTCCTTTAAACAATCCGCAATCAACAGATAATTGGGGTTCTTCGTAACGTCAGACACCTCCGCTTCGCGGATAATGGCCCATTTAAGCCCTTCATCGTCAAATTCCATCGCATAAAGATCCGAACCCAACTCCCGGCCTTGAATATGTAGAAACCCATCCGGGACATCCGGGTCTTTCGCAACGAGCCCTTCCTTGGCGTGATTCTTCCGTAGCATGATCATAGAATCCGAGCAACCCTGAATGGCCACCGACCCGATAATTCCGGAAAACGGGTTCTCACCGTCCTGAATGCGTGCTTTTGTTGTATGCGTAATAAGAATGATACTGATATGGTTATTGATACACCATCTATGGAGTGGATCGAGGTATTTATAAATATGATCGTAATCCGATACCCCTTGCGGCTTGGATGGGATAACAAACGCCATCGTGTCAATTATTACGCAGCGCAAATCGGGCCACAGGAGCATCATTTCATCCATTTGACGATAAAATCCATCCCCCAACTGTGATATTCCGCCTGTAAGCAGTTTGAAACGGTCTGGCCACAAATTACACTGTTGTTTTATTCGTGCTTTCACCCGTCTCTCGGGGTCTTCCAATGAAACGTACAGACAAACACCTTCGGTGCATTTTCGGTTCCCGAATGAATATTCACCGGATGCGATTGCGGAGCATATGTCTACTGCAACCAGGCTCTTGCCGACTTTGGGGTCGCCCGCCAGCACCGTAAGCCCCTCCGGTATGATACCGTCCACAGCCCAAACCACTGGCGGAAAGTCTTTGTCCTTTAACGCTTCAGCGGTTATCAGATGGTCTTTCCAGTTTGATGAATGCTCGAACACCCCGTGTTTTTCACGACAATATTGGATTAGATTATCAATTTCCTTGGTGCCACATACTCGTTTGACCTTTATCTCATCCGGGCATAACGCTGTTACCAACTCAATAAGGTACGATTTTATTTGAGAGTCAACCCAATCGGTTGTGTGAATAAGCCATCCGCATATGCTCTTGACCCCCTGATGAACAGTACCCGCCTGAAATTGTTCTATGGCCCATTTCCAACTAAACGCACCGCCAGCACCATTATTATTCGCATTTTCTGAAACATACAATCCTGCTGACTGCTTGATTGGGATGCTGCCCAACTGCCACGGCTTACCATCATGCCACTTGCAAGTGAAGTCACATTCCATCCCGTCCTGGCATCTCGGCAGGAACCACGGCTGAGAAGGGACGGACATTTCCTTGACGTTCCGAACCATGATGCCGTTATCGTGCAATAACGAAATGACTTCCCCTGTTCCCTGTTTAAGCACACCGGCATCGACTAAATCGTCACACGGAATATACGCTCTCCACTTGAATATATTATTCGCCAAGTCCTGGGAATATGAGGAATGAATCACATGCTTTATGTCCTTGGATTTTAATAACTCGTGTACCGGTTCAAGAGGTGTGCAGGTTTTCGCCATATCGAGTGTTTGGTCGCCATCTATTATAATGGCAGACATATATGTCATATTCGCGTCATTTCTTTCACCATCACATTTTCCGCGAACCAGATAATCACCGTTTTTCGGCCCTATCGTGACCTGGGAAAGGATATCACACAGCTCATCGAAGTCATCAAGTGTTTCCGTTGAGTTTAATGTGGTATAGCCACCCCGGAACAAGGAGTATGGCATGTTTTAACTCTCTTTGATTTTTTCGATGCCTTCGTGGCGAATCCTTCCAACCTCTTCGTCGGATACCCTGCGTACACCCCCAAGCCATACCACCTCAATCTTCCCTGCTTTGATGTACTTATCAAGCCAGCTAATACTGACCCCCAACTCCTTTGCGACCTCTTTAATTTTTAGCATTTTCAATTTCCCTTTAAAACGGTAACGGTTCACCATCGAATACTTCGATTACATCCTCCACGAGATCATCTTGCTCCCATGGAATATCCTCAAACTCGTAATCCAAGATATCTGGATATTCTGTGTGTGTTGTAACCAAAATCCGTTTAGGCTTCGCAAGCGTCTGACACTCGACAAATTCCTGAACTGACTCCGGGAACGGAATGTACCCAACCAGCATTTCCCATTTTTCTTCGGCTTTAGTCACTGCATACCCACTGTAGAAATCGCTGAAACAAAGCCACAGATTGGCTTTAAACAGCCCACAATCGAATTCTATCCTGCCAAGAAATTTACCGTTCTTTCTGGATTCATGAATTTCAATGAACATATCGTGTACGTTATACCATGCTGGAGGCGATTGTTCTTTCGGTTTGAACTTAACTTCTTTTAACTCAGGAACGTGATTGGCTTCAAGTATTTCCGCAACGGGCCATTCAAATCCGCAATTCGGGCAGATCCTTAACGAAACAAAAACCTCTCGCTCGCATATGGGGCATAGTTTGATTAATGGGTCATCATCAAGTATTTTTTTGGTTACTGCCTTCGGGATCGTAACTCGCACATTGTCAATGTCGGTAGAAAAACGGGCTACGTTGTCGGTTAAATCGAGGAGGAACCCATGGTTCTTACCGTCTGATATACGAAGCACACGACCAACGGCCTGAAGGAATAACCGAGCCGATAATGTAGGCCTCGCAAAAACAAGACAATCTAATGCAGGATAATCGAAACCTTCTGCCAGAATGTTTATGGATGTGCATATTTTAGTTTTTCCGGACTTCCATGACTCCATGTTTATTTGCCGCTCAAGCGGAGAAAGCTGACTGTGAATTGTTGTGGCCTCATCCCCAAGCAGGTCTTTGAGTATTTCGGCGTGATTTATTGTGGTACAAAATACGGCTATATATTTATAACCCATGCAATGCTCATGAATTGCTTGTACCGCCGTACTTAGATGTATCTCTCGGCTCATCACTTCACCGAGTGCATCAAGAACATAATCTCCATTAACTTTCACGTCCGCCAAATCAGCAACAAGGCTTTCAGCATGTGCTACTTTACCTTTTAAATTAACAAGGTATCCTTGTTGCCTTAACTCTTCATATTTGATTTGATACCCGACTTTCTCGAATAGATTGACTCCACCCTTTATATGCTTATCCCCGTAAATATATCCGAATCCTAAACGGTGAGGAGTGCTTGTTGTCCCAAGTATACGAACATTGTTCACTTTGTCTCTAAGTTTCCCAACCACGATATCATATTGAGATCCGGTCCCGAAAGATGCATTGTGTGCTTCATCGAGAATCAGGAGATCACACCCTGAATAATCATCAACGCGGTTCACGAACGTCTGCACTGTAGATATAATGACCCGTTTTGATATGTCGAATTGGTTAAGACTGGCGGAACATACTCCAAGGTCAAATTGAGTTATGTCTGTTTGTTCAAAAAAGGTTTTTACAAATTGATTGACCAACTCCATTTTATTTATCAGAACAAGAAACCTCTTATCTGTTTCTTTGAATAGCCTATTGATTAACCGACAGATAATAAGTGTTTTTCCGCAGCCTGTTATACCTTGGAATAAGAATAACGGGTCGGATTTCAGACTTTCATATATGGTATTGAGAGCGATTATTTGGTATTGTCTGAGGTTGTGTTTCATTGCGGCATATACTTATCTTTTTGTTCGTGCCATCTTAGGTCATGCTTCATTTTTTATCCATCGGAAACACCCGCTTAATATCTTCCAGCGACCGGACCAGTTCGTACCGACCTCCCGCCGCCACGATCTCCGCCTCGGCCTGCTTTTGGGTCGCACTCTGGCGGCCTTTGGGGGTTTTCACTTCGACGCCTATGAATTGACCACCATGCCCACATACCGTTATATCTGGACAACCAGGCTTCCCTGTTTTAAATCGGCGCCCGGATTCCAGCGCAACGTGCCCCGCACCGCTACGAAAAAAATAAATTTTGTTCTGCTTGCTGTACCAGGCGAGGTAGTCGAGGCAGGCCCGTTGGATTGTTGCCTCAGTTATTTTTTTCATTTATAATCCTTCCACGCCGCTTCAATCGTCTTGTGCTTCCGGTACATACGACAATCAATGAACCGCTTGAGCGCCTTTTCTTCCCTTGTGCGGTTGTACGGCATCACATACGGGTCATGGCCTAAATCGTGGATTTTTTGCAATCTGTGGAAATCCTCTTCCCTGGTCGTGTTGTAGCCGATCAGCACATACACAAGACCCCGAGGCGCTATCCGCAAACCGTCAAGGATCTTCTTCTCATCTTCCATGTGGTCCCATGCGTAGTGGCAGTATCCTTGAAATTTGGTTTTTTTAAGTGCGTCGGCTTTCTCATCGTCCATCAACCGCAAATCATACCCGTTCTCGTCAATCACGGTTAAATCCAAGTCCCATATTTCTTCAAACGTCTCTTTCCACTGGGGGTCAGAAAACGTGTTATTGTTCAGGAGACATATTTTCTTGAAACCAAAATGGTGGAAATCCGATATGGGCGTATGGACTTTTGGATTATCTTGTTCCGGTACAATGCAAAAGGAGCATTTTCGTGGACACCATGACCATGTGTACCCGAGAGAAAAGTCCAAACCATACAAGGTGTAATCCAGCCGGCAATGTTCAAACTTATCCGGTAATCTCGTATGGACGTTCACACCGGGACCACCTTCAATGTCGCAAACCGCTTTAGGTGTGAAATCGAACAGCCATGAACCATATGTCAAATCAAACGAACCAACCCCACGAAAATACACCCTGTCACCCTGTAGCTTGTGATAAGCGGATATTTTCATGAGCGACAGATTGTGCTTTTTCGCGTCCGTCTGTAAGTTTATGTTCATAATTCTATCCTCCAGAGGCTTTCATTCTACACGATAAAATACGATTGTCAATGAAAAAAGATTAAAAAACACTTGACATTAATATTGGAGGGTAGTAAGGTGCCTCCAAAGCTCATCGACAACGGCTGCAATTCAGCGGACCCGGTTCGATAGACAGGAGGAATTACTATGTTACAAGATTTGTGTGTAGACCTCATTGCTGCAAAAGAATACGCGGCAGAGGCAAAAAAAGAAGTCCTGAGAATCGAAAATCTGATTCTCGACCTCGCTCCAGAAAAGCTGGAGGGATCGCAGACCCTCCCCACTTCAGGCTACAAGATCACTTTAACCCACAAGCTCACCCGCAAGCTCGATTATGACGCATACCGGGCGCTTGACTTGCCTGATAATTTGCAGTTCGTGAACCTAAAACCCGCCATTGATTTGTTTAGGCTCCGGGCCATCGAGCGCCTGGACCCATCCCTCGTCGCCCAATGCGTGACCACCAAACCGGCAAAGACGGCAGTGAAAGTGGAGGTGTCTGATGAATCTTGAAGAATTGATAAAAGCACAACCGCATCTACCACCTCGCATCCTCATCTATTCAACGCCTGGATGGGGAAAAACAACGCTCGTGTCGTCCATGCCTTCGCCTGTCATTATCGACACTGAAGATGGGGCTTTGGATGACAACGTGGCCACCATTAAAGTAAACACCTATCTTGAGGTTGAAGAAGCCCTCCGTGCTTTGATTACCGAAAAGCATAAATTCAAGACGGTTATCATCGACACGACATCCGCCGTTGAGAAAATGATTCATGCTGTTGTGTGTGAGGACAAGCATGTTAAGTCAGTGGAAGATATTGGCTACGCAAAGGGTTTTTTCTTCGCCATGACATACTGGGAAAAGATCATAGACGGTATGGGGAAGCTGAGGGATAAAGGGATTGCAACGGTTTTCGTCGCTCATAGTGAAATCAAAACCATCAATTCCCCTACCACGGACCCTTACGACAAATTTGTCCTGAAACTCCATAAGCACCCAGCGGCCCGGCTTACCGAATGGGCGGACATTATCATGTTCGGTGAGAATAGGGTGATTGTTGCCGAAGTAGGGGAAGGATTCAATAAGAAGAAAAAGGGAATCGGCGCAGGGGAACGTGTTCTTTATACTGAAGACCGGCCTGCGTTCCTCGCCAAGCAAAAGTCCGGTTTCATGCTGCCCCCTGAAATCATAATCCCGAAAGATAATGGCTGGAAAGTCGTTGCAGATGTTTTGAAAAGACCCTAAATAAAGGAGATAAAAAATGGCTGATTTATCAGGAGCGAATTTAGACCCGAACGTGGAAGAAAACAGTGGCGAGTTCACGGTAGTCCCGGAAGGAAAGTATCAGGTTGTCATCGTTGGTGACCGCCTGAAGGACACGAAAGCCGGAACTGGCAAGATCCTGGAGTTGAAGGTTCAGGTTATTGAAGGCGAACATCGGGGAACCACGATTGTTGATCGTCTGAACATCCTTAATAAGTCTGATGTCGCTCAAAAGATTGGACAAGGGCAACTGAAGCGCCTTTGTAATCTGTGCGGCGTTGATTATCCTCCGTCTAGTACGGACGGCCTGATCGGGAAGCCGATGCTGGCTACGGTGAAGATTGAGACATTTATATCCAACAACACCGGGAACGAGCTTCAAAGCAACAAGATTTCCGGCTACAATCCTGTCCCCGCTAAGACGGAAGGAACCAAAGCGGTATGGTAGACTTAACCAATATCCTCGACCAGGGTTCCCCTGGTCGGGTTGTCGAAGCCTGGTATGAGGCGAATCAGGAACCGCGCCTATATTTAGGCTTGTCGGAGATTGGTCATGAGTGTTCCCGGTATTTATGGTATCGACATCATGGCTATACCCAAAAACCGATTGACGGGCAGACCTTGCGGTTGTTTCAAGTTGGAAACAATATTGAGGCCCAGGCCATAGCAGACTTACGCGCCGCGGGGTTCACGGTGACCGATAACCAGAAGGAAGTCACCTTTGAGCATAATGGGATTACGTTGCGGGGGCATGTGGATGGTATCATTAGTGGTCTGCTTGAATCATCGAAGCCCCATTTATGGGAATGTAAATCCGCTAATGAAAAATCATTTAGGAAGTTATATCAATGCAATAGCTACGAAACATGGAACAAAAAATATTACGCACAGATCCAGGTGTATATGCTGGGGCTAAAACTTGACTGTGCGCTTGTGTATGTTGAGAACAAGAACGATTCAAGTATTTATACTGAACGGGTTAAACTGAATGCTGAGTATGCCGTGAACCTGCTCCAAGACGTGTTTACGGCTATCTCGCAAAAAGAACCACCTGAGCGTAAATGCCCGACACAAAGTTGGTATGCCGCAAAATTGTGTCAGTTCATGGATATTTGTTGGGGGTAGGAAATGCAAATTTTACTTACGATCGCCATCGCGGCACCGATTTTGATTGTTGCCTGTTGTCTCAAGGCGAAGAAAGAAACGAAAATTGATATCAATCCCGCCTTAAAGGCGCATTTTGCCGATATGAATGAGGATGTTTTAAATGACTGATAAAGAATTTAAAGAGCTACAAGAAGAAATCGAAGACGCGTGGAAAAAGTATGATGAGCTTCAAAAATTATACCACGCCGAAACAGGAAAAGATTACAGATGGTTCAGATGAATGTGCCTCCTTTCGATAACGTTGTCAAGGGTCCCATCCCCCGCACCCGGTTCCAAAGCGGGGGTTTATTAAAAGGGGGTTATCATGTGTTACGGAAGCGGCTGTAAATTTGAGCTTTGGTCTGGCGAATGCGGGAAACGCGCTCATGACGTATGCCCTGAATCATTTGAAACACCTGAAGAGTATGAGGCATATGTGGACGAATACGAGGACCTTAAAGCTGATTATATGTGGGAACAACGCCGGGACCGGGAGATATTCGGATGAGAGACTTTATAGTATGCCTGTTTTTGGTTGCTCTATTCGTAGCGGTGCTTTTTGTGGTCGGCCAGCGGGATCTGCAACTTGACTCATTGAAAGCCAGGATGGATCTGATTGAGAGCAAGCTTGACCATGGGAACATTCCCCGCATTGAAATATCAGGCCGTGCGGCGGTGTACGCGGGGAGTGGTGAAATTGTGATTGAGGAGATAAAATAATGTTCAACAAACATTCGGAATATAATGCAGAATCAAGTCCCGCATTCTCAGATTACGAGTCATTTTTGTTTTCCAAGTCTCAGTTGGGATCTAATGACGGTATAGAATTATCGTGGATGCCGGATTTTTTATTCGACTTCCAAAAAGCGATTGTTGAATGGGCATTGCACAAAGGGCGGTCGGCACTCTTTGAGGATTGCGGCCTTGGCAAAACGTGTCAAGAATTGGTTATCGGTCAAAACATCACCATGGAAACCAATGGGAATGTTTTAATCCTGGCTCCGCTTGCGGTGTCATACCAGTTTTTGACGGAAGGTGAAAAGTTCGGCGTTGAAATCAACCGGTCTGTTGACGGAAAACCAGCCGGAAAGATAACTATCACAAATTACGAGAAGCTCCATTTATTTGATCCGTCTGATTTTATCGCGGTGATATGTGACGAATCATCACGGTTAAAGCATTTCGGAGGTGCTACACAAAAACTGGTCAATCGGTTTATGTTGAAAGTCCCTTACCGGTTCCTTGCTACTGCCACACCATCCCCCAATGATTTCTATGAGCTTGGAACATCCAGTGAGGCTCTCGGTGCCCTTGGATATTCTGAAATGCTGACACGGTTCTTTAATCAGTCCGATAACAAAGCGTATCGGATGAACGAAATCAAGCTCCTGAAAGCGGCTAAAAAACCTGGAGCATATTATCAGAAATTAGCATACCGCGCAGCCCAACAAATAGGCCAGTGGAAGTTGAAGCCACACGCTGAAACGCCATTTTGGAAATGGGTTTGTTCCTGGGCCAGAGCTTGCCGGATGCCGTCTGATTTGGGGTTTCAAGACAACGAGTTTATTTTGCCTGAATTGATTCAGAATGATCATGTCGTGATGCCTGACACCCCTCCTGATGGGTTGATGTTCACCCCTGAATGCTTTGGGCTTAATGCCGAAAGGGAAGAGCGCCGCCGTACAATGGATGAACGGTGTCAACTAGTTGCTGACCTAGCCAATACAGGTGATTTCGTATTCATCGGAGTCCACTTGAATGATGAAGGGGACATTATTGAAAAAATGATTCCTGGTTCTGTTCAGGTCGCCGGTAAACATTCCGATGAAGAAAAGGAAGAACGACTTCTAGGGTTTCAAAAAGGTGATTTTAGAGTGTTGATCACAAAACCAAAGATAGGTGCATGGGGCATGAATTACCAGCACTGTAACCATGTCATCACTTTTGCAACCCACAGCTATGAGCAATATTATCAACTTATTCGGAGGTGTTACAGGTTTGGGCAGAAACGCCCGGTTACAGTTGACGTTATATCAACCGAAGGCGAACAGGCGGTTAGAGATAACATGAAACGCAAAGCGGATGCAGCAGACAAGATGTTTACAAACCTTGTCCGGTACATGAACGAATCGACATGGCTTGAAACCGCAAAATACAAAACAGAAATGAGGATACCATCATGGCTGTAAAAAACCAGATCATAAAAGACGAGTTCTGCATTTATAACGGGGATTGCATCGAAGTGTTGAAAGAATACCCTGACAAGTCAACCGACCTATGGATTTATTCACCGCCGTTTGGTGGATTATATCAATATTCCAGCGATGAAAGAGACCTATCGAACTGTTTGAACCGGGATGAGTTTTTTGTCCATTACGATTTTGTGGTGGCCGAATGTGCAAGACTGCTTAAACCTGGCAGAATGACGTGCGTGCATGTGATGGACATCCCTTCTGGCAATACCGGCCTTGACAATATCTATGACTTTCCTGGTGATGTTATTAGGCTGCATGAAAAGCATGGGTTCAAATTGGTATCCCGCAGGATCATTTGGAAAGAACCTTTGACCGTCAGAAACCGCACCATGACAAAATCCCTGTCTCATAAATGCCTCACCCTCGATTCAACAAAAACATCCATCGCCAATGCGGATCAACTGCTTGTGTTTCGCAATAAAGGACAAAATGAAGTACCGGTGACACACCTTGAAGGATTAAAAAGTTACGCCGGCTCAGATCCTATGCCTCAAGATTCAAAAGAGTATGAAGGTTGGAAAGGGTCCCAGCTTCAAAACAAGTTTTCGCACTGGATCTGGAGGCAATACGCTTCAAGCGTTTGGATGGATATTAGGATTGACAATGTGCTTCCATACCGAACTGCCAGGGAATCGGATGAAGAAAAACACTGTCACCCGCTACAACTTGACGTGATTGAAAGGGCTATTGTTCTTTACAGTAATTTAAACGAAACGGTCGTGACTCCATTTATGGGTGTTGGTTCTGAGGTATACGCGGCGGTGAAAATGGGTAGGAAAGGCATTGGCATAGAACTGAAAGAGAGCTACTTCCGGCAAGCTCTAAGGAATGTTGAAGATGCTTTTGTCAAAATACCAGATCAGCAAATGTCATTATTTGGTGATGCATCCAATGGTTAAAATATACCTAGCATCC